ACCGTCAACACTAGACTAAACATAACGCTTCCTCCTTAAAGAAAAAAGTACCCAAGCACATTATATTGACCAATCAACAGTTCGTGCAGGGTATCCATCAAAATTTGAGAAAGAAAACACTTCCTCAAGACAGATTCTATCCATGTCCTTGGCTTTAATCCAGTAGGAACCTTTAGGCTCGCCAAAATTGCCTGGCGGGGTTCCATGAGCATTACCCCATGAATTCTGAATCAAAAAGATCAACCCGAAGTCTGGATGGGTGGTAAACCCTAAACATGACTGTTGATGGCCCCAGCTTTGATTCCTTGAGGCTAATTGAACAGCAGGGGTTCCTGATGGCTTAACCTTTAAATCGCTAAAACCGAACCAAGACGAGGCTATAGTGACAGGGTATCCATGCGATAAAGCTTGTTTAACTTCATCACTATTTTTAAGTTTTGAAGTGCTTTGAACTTTGAATTTGTGGGCTGAACTAGAAAGGTCAACAGGTGGCTTATCGCCATTAGACCAAGCGGTTTCTGCTGATGCCCCAAAAGTCCATGACCCATCTTGCTCTTTGATGGGTTGCGGGCAATTTTCATCAATAGGTGGGCAACCATCTTCATGGAGAGATTCAGCCATTGAACTACCAAAAGAACCTTCCCCTGTTCCATGCAATCCACCACGCTTACGAGATTGACCATAGTTATAAAGAATGAATGGAATCCTCCATTCCTCAAAATCTTGTCTTTGGCTAATGATTTCAACCGCTTGAAGCGTTGCCATAACTGCCAACGCACCATGACCTACGCATGAACCAGTTTTCTGATCCCAAGGAAAGAATTCGTATTTAGCAGCTTGATTCACCACCTTGTACAAAAGTGATTCTTTTAGATCCAATGGAGGGCCAGCGATTTGAAAAGGAACTAGCTTTGCATTAAATTTATCTTGGAGTTCTTGAGGTTGCGATTCGATTGGTAGCCAACCAAATTTACTAGATGGCATTTCGGGTTTTACTTCTGGTGGTTCTACTGGTGGAGCGGGTGGCACTACTGGGTTATTTTTTCTTTCGCCAAACTTAGGTTGGTTTTCCATGCTCATTGCTTTAATTCCTTTGCAATTTGGTTAAATTCGTTAGTAAGAAGATCCCTGAGTTTTTGATCAAGCTTTAACGAGGCATCCTTGGGAAGTCTTTCGTTAAGCCTTTTTCCAATCACATCTCTAAGCTTGGCAAGTTCATTTTCCATAAATTGTTTATTGATAGTTGCCTTTGCTGCTTTAAAAATATCTGTAAGAAATTCGTAGTCGTTTTTCTGACACTCTTTAGCAAGTTCTTCGTAAAACATAGACAACCACTTCACTTGATCTTTGTCTTCTTTTGCTGCTGCTGCTTTGATGTCATTATCTGGATTTACTGGTGGAGCGGGTGCGGGTTCATCACCAATTACAACCGAAGTAAACGCTGGCTCGCTTGGGCCATTTACATCTCCTACATAAGCGAACAATCGATATACACCTGTGATCTGCGAAGTGACTACCAGAGTCTTGGAGTCCTTCAGCAGATCCACAGGGAAAATATTCAAACCTTTATCGATTGAAACCCACTTTACGAATTTGGATTCAGTTTTTGCTGGAACTTTTATAAATGCCCCTGGTTGACCAGAAACCTTTAACGGAAGTTCTACGGTGGGAATTTGAAGAAACACTAAAAAAAGAATGTTGATCATGGTCGCTTCCTTATTTTTTCAGCCATTATCCTACAGTCAGATAAACAAGTTGGGTTATAAGAACACCAGTTTTTGAGATGGCCCAAAAGCAGATGACAAATTTTGCACAAAGTTGCCATGTTTTCCTGATCATATTCCCCCTCTGGATACAGCGAATATGGGATCAGATGGTGTACTTGGAGCTTTTTGGGATCGTCTTCAAAGCAAGCTATACATCTTGGGTTTTTCCTGATGTACTCGTTTCGCTCTTTGCCCCAAGCCGATCCCCTACAATAAAAAAAGCGAAATCAGTATCTTAAGACCAATCTTCAAAATGTTTGCCCAAGGCAGCTTCCGCTTTTCATCAGAGTCAGGAGAATTCTCGATTATTAATGCCTGTTCAAGACAAGCTGCAAAGTCTTCCATATCGAGTTCTTGGCCATCGTTAAAGATCGGTTTTTCGTCTTGGATCGCTTGATCAGCAGCATAGCCAACAATGTTCCATAATGCACATGAAAATTCTTTTGTACCTACATCTTGTTTACCCCTGATCTTATCGATCACAAGGGTAAAAGAATCCATAGGCAAAGAGTCTGGGAACTTAATCATGTTTTGCTTCCTTTTTTAAAATCCTAGTGTAATTCAAAACCTCTGTCAAAATCTTCAAACTTTCCGCTTGAGCCTTGGCTACCTCGCCAATGGAACCTTCCAATCTATCTATAAATAACATATGCCTCTGGTGTAAGGGAAGTATAATATTTTGGCCCAACCAACTAAAACCCTTATACACCACCCATAATAGAAAAACTAAACAACTTAAAGTAACTCCGAATCGTTCAAAAATGTCTACGATATTTAAGTCTGCAAACATCTTTTCTTACTCCTAAAATCTAATCAATTATAACTCAAAAAATTAAAATTGAAACAGTAAATTTAAATCTTAGGGTAAACTTCCTTAACAATCTGCAATGTTAGAACTAAATCTAAAATATGATTCGTTCCAACCAGAAACAAATTCATTTCCATAATAAATAACCCTTAAGCTATCTCCTGCGTAAATGGGGTAATTATTTCCAGAAGACATTATCCCGCCATACGGATATACATTGCTAATAAGTTCAACTATGAGAGTTGAACTGTTTGGTGATCCAAGATTCGCTTGAAGAAAACTAATTGTAGGTACTGAAGGGGGTGCAAATATGCTTTCTAATGCTGGTGTACTAGGAATAGTATAAGTAATATCGCAATCAAAATATCCTGATGATCCAGCATCTGGTGTTATAGTCCAAATATAATCATTAGATGCACGACCTGTTCCAGTTATTACTAAAGTCGCACCGTAAAGAGGAATTGCTGTACTTGTAAGAAAAAGCAATTCGTTGGATCAAGGGCAAGGAATACCTAAAGTATACAAAAGATATTCCTGATTATTATTTAAGCCATAAATGAAATCATTATCTTTACTAATCACTAATCTTTCTGGTTTAGGTACTGATTCAAAATATGTTAAATGCCCTGTGGTTAAATTAAAGTTTGAAGCGTTTCCATTAGATGCAGTAAACAATATTCTACCAGTTGAATTAAAAACATAATAAGGAAATTGGTTAAAATCATTTCCGTAGTAAATTTCAACAGTATTTATATCTCCGTCATTTTCAACCGTAGCAACTTGAACACCATACTTAATAACATTGTTATCTAATAAAATATCAGTAAAAACAATAAAATTTCCAGTTGGACATTTTGCCAAAGAATTATCTGAAAAATAACCATACTGTGTTAGGAAAAAACTACTTGGAACTTGAGCATTTACACTTGAACCATCTGAATTATTTATAACTTTTAAAAACGGTTGGTTTATATATCCATATGTATAAGGTGGTGAAGGGCTTGGATTAAAATCTGATGAACACAAAAGAACCGAAAAAGCATTTGTATTTGTAATTATAAAAGATCCAATTTTCATATTATGAAAATTATTATTTTCTACAAAATTTAAAACTCCAGACCAATCTAAAGTTAAAACACCTGATGAAACGCTATATCTTTTAAACTCTGTTCGTGTAGCAACATAAAGTTTTGTTTTATCTTCGTTAAATTTTAATGAAACACCAGAAGAATTTAAAGCTGTTTGCGAATCAAAAGTAATAGCACCTGTTGAAACATTGCGTGTAAATTTATTAAGATAAAAGCTTGTTGAATTACTATTAGAACTAAATGAAAACAGATGTAATCCATCTGAAGTAATAACCATATCTGAATCATAAATGCCACTTGCAAAGTCGTTGCTAAATGTAGTAGTTGAAACAAAAGTTAAAATTCCAGTTGCAGTATTTCTTGAATATAAATCAATACCTATTCCGCTAAAATAAGCGTAATTATTATCGTCTGATAATAATAAACCACCATAATTATTATTCAATACTTCTGTAGATAAATAACAAGCAACTCCCTCGTTTTCGTATGAAACTTGGTTAATCGCTGCCATCATTAACATTCTACTTATCATAGGTTTTGCCCTGCCACAAATGCCAAGAAAGTTGTGCCTTGGTCGTAAGTCATAAATACTATGGCATCCTTTTTTGCATTAGTTGCTGTAATCGTGGGTGCAGTTCCACCAGACCAAAGGAACGATGCGGGCCAAGTAATTGTTCTTTGAGTTCCATCAGCGGTCAAAATCAGAGTGATGCCGATTGCCTGGCCTGATGTTGGAATATTATTTATTGTTAATGTGGTTACATTTCCTGTTAATGCACAAGTAAAAACATTTGCATCTTCGCAATCCAAAGTCATAACACCAGCGGTAAAACTTGCTGCAACTTGTCGTTCAATATAGCTTCCACCTGTGGTGATGGTATTTGTTTTTATGGTTGTTGTTTGCGTTCCATCTTTAATTAAAATCTGATTGTATTCAAAAGTTGCAGAATAATCATTATCGGAGGTTTTTTGTGTACCTAATCCCCAACCACCTATTTCTGTATCTCTATCTGTTCCGGTGTTGCTTAAAGTGACTATTGCAGCATCATCCATCGCACCGCCAGCCAGCGGTAAATAACTCCCAAATGAAAGATTACCCGCACCATCAGTAACAATCACTTGACCAACCGTTCCATCAGATGTTGGATAGATGATTGCATTATTCGTAAGACCCGCAAATACAACTGAATCAGTAGTATTTAAATCCTGATCAAAGGGATTTGCTGTTGATGCAAAAGATAAATTACCCGCCCCATCTGTTACAATTGATTGCCCTGCTGTTCCGTCTGATGTTGGATAGATAATTGCATTGTTCGTTAATCCAGCAAACACAACAGGATCAGTAGTATTTAAATCCTGATCAAAGGGATTTCCGGCAGTAGCAAATGATAAATTTCCAGATCCATCGGTTACAATTGATTGACCTACTGTTCCGTCTGATGTTGGATAGACAATTGCATTGTTCGTTAATCCAGCAAATACAACTGGATCTGTAGTATTTAAATCTTGATCAAAGGGATTTCCACCGCCACCAAAATAAGCTAAAGCAGTCCAAGCTAAAACACCATCACCAATTTTTAATTGATTTGTGTCTGTTTCTAAACCAAACTCACCTTCTGCTAAAATTGGATCTACGCTAGTCCAATTTGCTGCTGTGTCTCGTCTAATTTGGATTTCAATTGCCATGTTTTAAACTCCGTTTGCATCGCCACCAGTAACATTTTGTGTGATTAAATATACGCTATTTGCTACACCGCCATCAAGGTTTCCTAATGTTGAAACATTAATAACTGATGTTGTAGCACTTGTTATTTGGCCAAAAGAATTAACTGTAAAAACAGGGATATTTACTGAGCTTCCATATATTCCAGCTATTACACCGGATGCTGCAAGGTTAACTGAAAGAAATCCACTAGAAGTAATTGGGCTTGCGGTGACTGTTAATGTAGATGAAGCCAAACCAACTGAGGTAACTGTACCAATTCCACTCCCTGGAGTTCCTACTGCTAAATTTACTGCTGATGTTATTCTACCATCTGCACCAATTGTGATTTGCGGAATGGATGAATTAGATCCATACACACCTGTTGTTACTCCGGTTGGCCCTGTTTCAACTGTAATGTTCCCATTAGTTGTTCTTGGAGAATTTGTAACAGTTAAACTTGCAGAAAGAATTCCAACAGATGTTAAACCTTGTGTTGGAATTGAAATCGATGTTGTAGTTGCGTTTGTTACTTGACCTTTTGCATTAACAGTTAGAACAGGAACTTGGGTTGAGCTTCCATAAGTTCCAGAAGAAACACCAGTTGCAGTAATGTTTGCAACTATAGTTCCAGAATTTGTAATAGGAGAACCAGAAATTGTAAAATCCGTTGATGTCATTGCAACTGAATTTACAGAACCAACCGCCCCACCTGTGACCACTTGTAGCGGTGAAGCAGCAGTTCCATTTCCGGTAAGCGTGTTGTTGTGCGATACAGCAGTTAAATATTTTGAAGAGATGTCTGGTATATCTGCTGCATTAATAACTCTAAACGAAGGCAATCCTGACCCACTTACTGGCCCTGCAAGGAATGTATTAGCACCAGTATTAATAAAGTTTAGATCAAATGTTCCATTAGCCGTAATCGGACTTCCTGTCACCGTAAACACATTGGCTTGAGCAGTAAGGCTTATAGATAAAGATGATGGAGTGAAACTAACATATCTAAGGATTGCTACACTACTATCGCCTAATATCGTGACAGTAGAAGCAGGGTCAGATAGTGTAGGGACAACCTGTGGAGCAGAAATAACTACTCCCACAGGGTCTTCTAGTACGGTCACTCTGGCGAAAATATCTGTTGGCATGACTCTCCTTACGGTACTGGTCTAGTGACTTCGGGAGAAACCGTAAAGCTGCCTTGAACAAGTCTGATTACATCAGCATTAGTCTGGATTTCAAGGTCATATTTGTAAGCACCAGTTGGCAACAATTCTGTATCATCTGCTGTAATATCAAGCGTAATAGTATTATCTAAAAGGGTTATTCTGCTGTTTTCTGTAGTTAACTCAATAATAATTGTTTCAGAAGCAACGGTTGGGCGAACTTGCATTCTTGCAGTTGATGAATTGTAATCGGGTTCGGTGTTATCAGCGTTAACAACGGATAAATTTCGTTGAAAAGTTGCACCTTGCTCGCAAATTATGTTGTAAGTTCCCGCTAGCATATAACACCTCTTATGGTACTGGAACAACCGTCATTTTATACGGTAATGCGTTAAATATCAATTCAAAAGGATAGCTATTATATATTGGTTTTTTTCTAAAATTTGGCTCTGGAAGAGGTGATGGATCTTCTGATACTACTGGATAATACCTCTTGTTTACATTGGTCATGGCCAAGTTATGACCAGCATTAATATAACTTAAATTGTCTGAATTTATTTCTCCAGCAGGGGCATAATTTCCTTCAGCATCACTAGGATAAGGATTTCCATCTACATCATAAGAAAATATTGGTATATAAAGAAAATTAAAGGTTATATCGGTGTAAAGAAGTGACTCTAAAGTAGGAAGATCAGCCAAGTCACTTAAATTATACGATATAACATCAAATTGATTTCTTATTTTCTGAGTATTTGTAAAGCCAGTAAAAAGCAATTCCCCTGGATCAAAACCATAGAAATAATTTTGATTAACTCTACCTAATGCTTCATAAATATTTGCTGAAGCATCATTAGTTGGATCAACAAATTCGTAAGGAACTTGAAACCATGTTAATTTAAATACAACTTTTGGAACTAATGTTTTGCCATAAAACCCTACAATAGTTTGATTATTAACTGGTGGATCAACAACATCAGAAACAAATTTATAAGCACCACCCTTCATTGTTAAATATTCGGCAGAAGACTCCGTTGTATATGTTGAAAACCTTCTATATTCTCTTATTGGATTTCCAGCAGCAGCATTTTGACTGCCATCATCCATATAATATGTTCCGTCACCACCGTCTATTCTGTATACACCTTCATATTCTTCATTAAGCTTATCTATTGCAGCATCGCTAACAACTAAATATGGTCTTGTTGCAAATTCAACAACCACTTCGTATTTGTCATATATCACATAATAGGGGGGAATATATTGCCAAGATGCAGATGCGTTTGTATCCCAAGAAAGCAAACCAGAATTGGTTTCTTCTGGAATTTTTCTTTCTAATCCAATACCCTTTATACTTGATATCTTATCCGCATAAAGCCAGCGAATTTGAGGGTGAGTCATAGGTGGAGTTCTTATTAAAGACCCATCGGCTTCATTTATTTTTGTATCACCTAAAGCTTGTTGACAAAATAATGCTAATGGATTTTCTGGATCTAAATCAACTCCAGGCCCATTTATAATGTATGTCAATGTAGCTCTACTATCACCTTCAATTGACAAAGATGAAACACCTGGGGATATTCCAGAAATTTTTTCTGATATTTCTCCGTCTGTCCAAAGGTTTGGTTCATTAAAAGGTACTGATGGCATCTATATCTCCTTGGTTTTTAAACCGTTCCTAATTCAACTTGTTCTTCTTTAGTTAAAGCTCCAGGTATTTTGCCTTGTATTGTAACTGGAGGTGTTCTTTGTGGCTTGTTATCTCCAGCTTTCTTAATTCCTTCTGCAAAAGCATCTGCCAATGCATTCTTATCTAATTTAGTAGAAATATCTCCAAGCATATCTTCTTGAGTTTTTTGTCCAGATGCTGCCATCATTGCATTTTTTCTAACTTCGTCACCAACTCCAGCAATTGATGTTGAAGAAACTTCTCTTACTGCTGCACCAACCGAAGATCCTTTTTTTATCCTGTCTTGTTCTGCTGGTTTACCCTGTTTAAGATTTTCACCTGACTTTGATATTGCTTCTCCACCTTTAGCAATACTTTTTCCAACATCTCCCATAAAAGGTATGTACGATATTACTTTTCCAAGACCTTGGATAATTAAACCAACTATATTTACAAATGCTCCAAGTATAGTTTGAATTATTTCAAGAGTTGTTTTTATAACAAGTGTTAATGCACCAAATGCAAAACTAAGTGTTGCCATAGCTACAGATACGATTGGTGAACCAAGGACTCCAATTACTTGAACTAATGCGGATGAAAACGCAGTTACAAATTCTATTATCGGTTTTAGTACATTTGAAACACCAACAACAATAGTGGCTAAAGCATTGAATACTGGGCCAATCACACTATATACAACCGCACCTAAATCCATTAATGGAGAAACAACATTATCAAACGCAACGGCAGATTTATTTATTGAAGGAGTCAACTTCTTCATTGAATAATCTACATAGTCTGCGTATTTTCTAAAAAGCGGAGATAAATATTCTACCGCTGGTATCAATGCTCTTCCTATTACACCACTAAGATCATTCATCACTATTTCAAGCTTTTGCATTAACGCTGGATTTGCTTTTGCAACCATTGGGCCAAAAACAGCAAGTGCTTGACTGGCTATCTTTACTGAATGAACAACGCTATTTAAAGCTATTCCTAAAGCTGTAGATGCAATTCCAACTACTGGGAATTTACTTGAAAGATCCTTAAACTTTTTTCCAAATTCACTAAAATCAATTTTTTTAAACAAATCTGTGATTTTACCACCACCACCACCACTAGCAGCAGAAGCACCTCCAGCAGAAGCACCACTAGCAGCAACACTTCCAGCTCCACCAGAAGCAGCAGCAGCACCACCACCACTAGCTGCCCCAGTTCTAGCTACTGCCCCAACAATTGCACCAGCAGCATAATACTCGGTCTTCTTTTTTACTTTTCCACTATTTATTGACTCAAGTTGCTTTTTGTTTTCTGGATCTTGGGAAGCATCTTTGTTTACAACGAACTCACCTGGAGTCAACATTGCTGGTTGAGTATCAGTACCCTTGGGCTTCATTGGGCTAGAAGCATCTCCACCATCAGCAAGATAGGAAACATCTCCACCCTTAGACATTTCTTTGGGTTGCTTGTACCCAACCCCTTTAGCAATCATCTTTAAACCGTAATTGACTAATGGGCCTCTAAATAATGCCGATAGTCCTTGAAAACCAGCAATCATCGAATCCAATTCTTTTTGAGTTCTTTGATTTGCTTGTGCTAGTTCTTTTGCAGCTTGTTCCTGTTGTTTGACTAAATCGTTTGCAGCATTTGCTATTTCATCCGCTATTGCTCTAGCATCAGCAGCATCTTTTTTATCTTGAGTCTTCTTTTCATTTGCTATCGACTTAGCATCAGCAGCATCTTTTTTTTCTTGGGCTTTTTTTGCATCTGTTGCAGTTTTATCTTTAGCAATATCCGCTTGTTGTTTGTCTTTTTTGGCTTTTTCGTTTGCTAATCCTTCTTCTTCTAATCTAGGCCCAACAAATTTTTTTGACCCTTGTTCCCCAATTGATCTTACTGCTTTTTCTTCTTTTTCTTTTTTCTTTTGATCTTCTTTTTCTGGCCTTGCATCTCTTTCCTTTTTTCTTTCTTCTGCTGCCAATAAGCGAAGATCACGAAGCCTTTTGTTTGCGTTATCAGCCTCTTCTCTTACAACCCTTTTTCTTTGTTTTTCTGCCTCGTCTGCTGGATCTATTACTTTTTCTGTTTTTGGAGCTTTAGTTTTTGGTTCTGGCTTTACTTCTGTTTTTGTTTCTTTTTCTTTTACAACCTCTTTTGTAGATGTAGCTTTGTCCTTAGTTGCTGGCTTTTGAACCTTCTCAGGCTTTGCTACTACTTGAATTTTTATTGCTTTGATTGCGTTTACAAGAGTTGTTTGCAACCTTTTGATTGCCGTAGTCAAACCAGTAAAGCTTTTAGTAAAATCCCTTGATCCAGCCTTAACGCTTTGGGCAATATTTTCCACCGCACCAACCAGATCGTTTGTCATCTCGTCATCTGATTTTAATGGAATATCTGCCATTATTTTATCCCTGGTGGTAAACTTCCAAATTTCCTAATCCAAGAGCTTTTCATCTTAGATTCACCAACACCTAATGATGCTCCCATTTTCATAAAATTAAGGTATTTTTGCAACACCATATCTTCAATAGGAACGATTTTCTTTCTTGTATTCCATTCATGCTTTTCATCAGGAATATTAACAGGAACACCCTTATCATCTCTTCTTCGATAATAAAGTTCGACTATCTGCCTATCGGTCAACTTCTCAATCTCCCAAGGTCGCAGGAGATAAGGCTTATCCATCAAATTCACATAGTAAGTTTTTAAATTAGGTGGAGGTATTGGTTCTTTTGGATTAAAAGAACCCTCACCTACACCTTCTTGCCGTTTGGGAAGGATTTATCCCGAACTATCTCCATTACGGCTTCAAACCTGTCATTCTCAACAAGCATGACATCTTGAACTTCATTCTCAGGTGCGGAAAACAATATAGATGCGAATGCCAATGCTCCTGATGGAGTAGACAACGATGCTATAGAGTTTTCGCTACCAAATGAATAAATTCCGCTCGCAATATCTCTTGTTACAGAAGAAATTGCTTCACGGAATTCAACAGGTTCTAACCTGTCCTTCATTGAAAAAATAGAATCGAGAGCTTTCTTCTCCATTCTCTTTTCAAATTCAGCTTTAACCTTCTGAGTGATCAATCCAGCGGTGTATTTTTTTCCATTGTATTCAATGGTCAAAGACCCTTCACCGCTGGAATTTAACAAATTACCAACTGTATCTGACATGAATGCTTCCTTTCAAGAATTATAAATCACCAATCTCAAAATCAAAATCACCATAAGTTGCAAGTGTTAATGATACTTTTTGAGCATCTTTAACATCTGAAGTATAATTAACAGCAGTTATTATACAATTTGTTATGGTTACTGCCTGACCAGGGGAACCATCACCATCGTAAATGGTTACAGACCCAACATCACCCTGTTTTAACCCATAACCATTATAAACTTCAAGAAGGTCTAAAGTTATTTCTGCGGAATAAAGACCGATAACATGAGCATCAAAGCCTTCATTAATGAATGATGTGGTATCAATCACTTCCGCTTTTGAGTTAACAGAAACATTGGTTGCTGGAACACCAGTTAAAGCCCCAATATCTACTGTCGCTCGTCTTCCAGAAAGAATAGCCATTTTTAAATTCTCCTATATTGTTTTTTTAGAAAGCGAAATCGCCAAAATTAACACCCGCTGCGGAAGAAGGAACTAATGTAACTTTAAACTTTTGAACATCTCTTACAGCTACATCATAAGTAACATTTGTTACCGTACAGTTATTGAATTCAAATACTAAAGGATCTCCTGCATATGCAAGATATTCATTTGTATCTAATGTTGCCTGATTAACTGTTGGAGGTGCTGCCGTAAACGGAGTTCTGCCACCGTCTGGCTGGAAAATTACATCTGCCTTCATACCAGCAAATATAACAGGCATTTGATCTTTGTTATAAACTGCTTCTACAGTTATTTCTGCACTTTGAATACCAGCAACAAGTTCTACAAACCCTAATGAGTTGTAATTACTTGCCTCTGGAGTATCAATTTTGGTTGCAATAGTAACTGATGTACAAGGGATCGAAATAGGAACTCCAGTATCAGTTCTTTCAATGATAAGTCTTGCTGTTTTTCCTGTGATAAAAATATTGTCTACTGCTGCCATGTTTAACTCCTTAGATTAAACTAAACCTTGTTCCATGAACCCATATGATACCTTAAAACCAGTAACATTGTAAACTGTATTCGGGTTGCTATTGACCGAAAATGGCTGAATGCCTTTGATGTTTATTCGTGATGGGCTAAGTGAAGCCGTGAACTGGCTTATCTGATATATTTCTTTTCTTATCTTATACCTGTCATCAAGATCGGTATAAATTAAATCCCTGGCATATTCTTGGACATAATAAACCCTAACAGAATAGATGTATTCGGATATCCCGCCAAGTGCTTCTATACCTAGTTCTTCGCCTTCTTCTGAAGGCGCTATTACTACGCATGGGAATGTGTCAGATTCCCTTATAACCGCACCCTTACGCTTGTATACGGTGTAAGATAAAGCAACAAGATTTTCAGCCAATGTATCAATGATCGTAGTGTAACGATCTGCTGGATTAGCTGACATAATCGGTCTTGGCTTGCGATATATTTTGTTATTCATAGTTAACTCTGTTGGGTGCAATCCAATCCGTAGTATTCTCTGTTTCCAGAGTTATCAACGCTGTTGACATAATACTTAACCGAGCTAGTATCGGTTATCTCGCAGTCAACCATTGGCTTAAACCCGCTAAGATTGGCTTTCCATACTAAAAACCTGGTTATGTTTTCAATCTTAGCTACACCACTCTGATCGGTGTAAGCTAAAGTCATCGCCCTTCTGAATCCATAACTTGTTGTAACAGTAGCGTTGTCTACATTCTTTAGGATAAGCACCTCTGGATTATCAAATACATGATATTCCTGAGATAGATTTAATGTAGGCATACACACCTCTTACATAAATTGTGTTTTAAATGTCTGAGGATTTACATAAGTCATTAACTTATTTACTTGAGTGATATGCTGCAAAGTTTGCTGCCTCCACTCTGTCCTAGAAACAGCAACACCTTCCCATGAATAAGAAGGTTGCGGACTTGCAGAATCAGTCACCAATGCGTTTATATAGTTATCTCTTATAGTCAGGAGGTTCTCGGCTGGAGTTGGCATAATAACCTCTTAAAAAGAAAGCTAGGGGCTAAGAGCTAGCCCCCAACTCTAAGGTAGGTAAAACTAAGCGGGAAGACCTTGAACAACATAGCGAGGATCAGTAACACCAGCAGAACCCCACCAAGAAGCTTTGATCGCAACAGCGATGTCTTGGTTGAATTCGGCCCAGTTGTTAGCTGGTGCTTGCACAACTTCCATTGGCTTGGCTTCTCGCCATACAAAAGCCTTTTTGAAGTTTCCAAGGTAGACATATTTGTCTGCGGTAGAAGCTGCAATTCCGCTGGTTACCAACAAGTTTCTCGCATGAGCGGATGTGAGAAGACCATAGTTAGTATCCAATGGGTTAGGACTTTCCAACTGTTCAACATCACCAGAAGTGGCAAAAGGCCCATTTTTGGTGGTAGTTGCAGGGTTAAGAATACGGCTAGCAGTATACTTCTGGAAAGGCATAACAAGCATTTGCATACCAGGGCCAAAGATGTCGATTGGCTTACCAGTATTAGGGTCTTTCATCTGGTAGAACAATTGTTCTAGCGTATTAATGCTAGCAAAATTGCTCAACGCATAAGAAGAAACCTTATTGATAAAACCAAAAGTCATACCAGCCTGTGCGGAAGTTGAATAGGTATTCAAAGTTGCTTCTTCACCAGCAGCAGTACCGTATACATAGCTACCTGTGAGGCCGAGTACCGTGTTAAGAATTCTTTCTTCACGCACTAGACCGCAATAAGTACCTACGGATTCAGCAGATGCTAAAGCCTGTGAAGTCTTATCCGAGTAAATCATTTCAGCGGTAATCGCACAAATTCTACCCACCTTTTCGATGGCTGGAAGTCGTACATAATTACCGGAGAACTGAGTCTGTGGATAAGGCATACCAGGTTGAACCACATCTGGCGAAGGGCTGATGTCCGATAGCCAAGGAATGATCTCAGTAGAAAGGTTCTGACCAGCAGGGATGGTCGATACAAGTTGATCACCAATGAATGATGCTAACTTATACTTTTCTTGAACCGTAGTGAT